CTACTGTGATGTGTTTTCCGTGATGATCGGCAACTCCAGGAGCTCTCGGTACATGATTTCCCCATGTCCGTTGCCGCCGAGTCCGGCATAGACGGCATAGAGGTTGACAAGCCTTTGCCGCACGGACAGCGGGATCCCCGGCGCGCCGATATAGTCACGGTAGATTTTGTCGAGGCTGTCGTACAAAAGCTCTGTAGAAGCCCTTTTGAGCAGCTCATTGGTGACGATCTTTTCCTTGTCTGCTTCAATGTGCTGCTCAAGCATTGCAAACATGTCTGCGATCTTTTTTTCCGATTCATCCGTTCGGCTGGCACGCCGGATAAAACGCGCCAGCCTTTCCCGGATGGGCCGGATACAAAGGGCAAGGCAGCCTGAGATCGTCACAAGGTTTCCGGCCGCCGCGCCGACCGTTTTCAATAATTCCAATGGGTCCATACATGCGCCTCCTGAGTCGGCGGTCTATTCCGCGGATGAACCGGTTTTGCCCGAAAGAAGCCGATCAAGCTGTGTTTTGGCGTACTGCTCAATCGCATCGAATGCGTTCTGCACGATGGAGCTGATTACGCTCCGGGGGAAAAAGATACGTACGGGCGCGGGCAGGATGCCATATAAAGCATCGACGACCCATTCGAATTTTTGTCCACCCGCTTTGGTGGTATCCTGAAATGCTTTTTCCGCTTCGCCGATGAGCTGCCCGGCCTGCTGCTGGAGCTTCGTATTTTGCTTCCAATAAAGAGAAAGCCCGCCGAGCAGGATGAGCCCGGCGGTGATGAGGATTTTGAAGATAAGTTCCCAGTTCAAAAGATGGTCTCCTTTCATGATGTTAGATTTTTTAACACTTTATGCGGTGGGCGCAAAGAGGACGTGGTTGGCCTGATGCATGTATCTTAACCCTCCTCAATTTCGCTTGATAGTAGGACGATCAGGTGTGAGAACATAAAATTAATATTGGACTTGAATTGCTGCTCGTCGTTGTTGTATGCTTCTTCCGCTAAGATCAAAAAATCGTCACCTGTTATATCGACGCACAGTTTGTTATCTATCACATCTGACTGTAATCCAAACGGCGGCGATTCAACGCCTGGAATAGTCGCGCCAAACACGGGCAGTGTGAGATTGATACTCCCTTCAATCCCTGTCACGCTCATTGTGATTACGCGGTCTTGTAAATCAGACAACAGAGTGTCATCGCCGATTGTCGCCCACACCCTGCGGGCCAAAAAGCTGCCATCCGGGTTGGTATAGGTCTTATAATTCCAGCTTAGCGGATACCTGTGGCGGGTAATCGTTATGCCTCCTTCTGGTCCTCTCGGTCCCATCAGGTTGGGTGTGGTGATCGAGCCGTTTTGATCGGCGATCGTGAGCTTGTATTCCGTAGCGGTATTGCTGGAAACGGTGACGGTGGGGCTTACGCCGTCGCGCGGAGAGGAGAGGGGCGTATCGGCAGAGGATTCCTCTCCAGATACCGCGGCCTGAAAGCCAAGGCGCGCCCGCGGCGATTTGCAGAGCAGCACCTCCTCGCCATCCGTTTCCTGACAACCCTCCACATTGAAGAAGAGCCCTTGTGCATCCGTGATATCGTGCCAGAGCTTGCAATAGATCGTATTGCCTTCACGGTAAGCGCGATCGCCGCTGGCGGTATCCGTGATCCGATTGGTCAGGATCCGCTCCTCATTTCCATAGCGGCAGAAGGCGATCCGGTAGTATTCGATCTCCGGGATGCACATCTCCTCCGGCAGGCTGAGGATGAGCTGGGTCATCAAATGCTCGCCCCGGCGGCCAGCCAGGGCGCCGTCCGGGTAGGAAACCGTATTGTTTGTAAAATCGATGTGCAGCGTTCGCATAATGATATTCACCCTTTCGTAGCGTTTAAGCTTCGTTTGAAACGGGACGGGGCCGTTTCTTTCAAACGATAGATCTGTTTGGAAATCCCGGTACATCCGCCGGACGTACCGGGGCGGTTTGCTTTTATGCCTGCTGTTCCAATTTGCCGGATTCCGCTGGAATCTGTGCGAGCGTCTCCAGCTCGGCGAATGCGCCGCGCAGCTGCGCCATGCGCTCCCGGCAGGCTTTGAGCTGCCCGCTGAGATTGGATTTTTGCAGCGTCAAGTTGTTATACTCCTGCTGGAGCTCCGCTTTGCGTTTGACGAGATAGTCCTGCATGCTGTTTTCCTCCGTTGTGTAATGATTTTATTCCGTTACCTCCTGCCACCAGCGCGCGTCCGAGCCGGGGACCGTGGTATTGCCGACGATCTGCGAAATATACCGTTTGCCGTGATAGGTGACCTTGTCGCCGATATTGTAGGCATCGTGCGCACCGGTGGGCTGAACCCATGCGGGCCATTCGTCCAATGTGATCTGTGTCCAGAGGGTGGGGGCTGTGTCGGGCCAGTTGTCCGCCCGATCCCAGCAGTCCACATTCGCACGATAGAGCTTTTGGTTGTGTCTGCGGACGCTGCGCGCAGGGATCAGGCTCCCATCCCCGGTCAACAGGTCGAAAACCGATAAATAATTCCCGGATGAAAGCAGCTCATCCGGGGCGTTCTGTGCGAGAGATACATATTTCGCCCGCATCGTGCGGGCCTCGTCAATGATGCTCATGTCTCATTTCCTCCCATCAGAATGTTGGTTGCGGCAGCGAGTTCGGCGTAGGAGGGGGAGGGAAGGTCTTCGTCCACGTCGTCCGAACAATCCGCGAATTTTTCTGCGATTTCGGGGTGGGCTTCCGCATCCTGCGCTTTGAGCTTGATATCCTCATAGATCATGCGGAGAATGTCAGGCAATTCGCCGCCTGTTTTGAGCGGCAAAGTATCGTTGTGATAATCGCAGATCACTTTCCCCTCTGCTGCTGCAGTTTTGTCCGCGTAGACACAGACGGCGTAATCCCATGATCGTTCACGAGGATTGTATTCTACACGGGTGACTTTCAGATAGGCGTTTGGGACGATAAATCCATAGCAGGTTTCTACATTGTTTTTGACAAAGGCCAATTTTATCACTCCTTATCATGGCTCCACGGCGATCCAATGCACACTGGTAGCATCGGAGCTTTTGCGTTGCAATTGGATTTTAAAACTGTTTGCGGTTACATCTGTGATTGAGGCGATGCATGAATACGGTCCCCCTGTGACTGGTGTTACTGTAATAATAGGAGACTTTGCGAAGGCAGGAGAAAAAGATACAGTCTTGTTGCCTACATATAGCCCCAAACTTGAATTTAATGATACGGAGATTTTGGCGTAACCGCATTGAAGGTTTTTAGCATGGTACAGCTTGTATGCATACGCTCCATGTTGATAATATGCTCCTAAATTAGTCCGGACACCAAGATTCATAAGAGCGTATGGAGAATCCTTATAAACAGATAGATAGGCCATTAGAGTCCCATTGTATTCGTCTACCGAGAGTTCGGCCCAATCTGTACTGGTGCGACGTCTTACCGATACATCGTTTATTGAGGTTAGTGATAATCCTTTCGATGCACTTAGAAAGAGTCCTCCTTGCGTGGCACCGCTTTTTAGGAAACTGATCCCCATTCCATCTGTCCCGTATGCACTTTCAATTTTGGTGGTGTAGGAAATTCCGTTATAGGTTGAATTTGCTATAAACTTTCCCGTCATTTCCGCGTTCTTACCCACAATCTTACCGTTTTCCAGATCAAAATACGAGCTTCCATCCTTCGACTGCAATTTTCCCGCCTTGATCTGTGTCGCCGTGATATTCAACTTCCCGTCGCTTCCCAGCCACATCCCGTCCGCCTGTGTAGGGGAGAGGGTGTTGACGAGATATGCCCGGTCTTCCGGCGCCGGTGTCCAGTCGGTGGCGCGGTCACCCACTTCGAGCTTGCACCATTTCAGCGTTACCTTTCCAGCACGGCTGCCTCCGCTTGGGAAAAGATAGGCGTTAAAATGGCACTCTTTTGTTTCCCCAGCAACAAACGAGACACTGGTTTCGCTGTCGTACGTAGTATTCAGGGTGGTGTTTCCCGAAAACGACCAATCACTCGGATAAACATAACACGCCAATGATTTTCCATCATTTTTTGCCTGCTGATCGATATGACCGCAGAATGACAGGGTATATTTTTGCCCCGCAATTAATTGCGCTGTCAGTTCTTTCCAAGCAAATCCGTATGCGTTCGAAGTCTCCTCCTTTTTAGAGTTTAAAATCATGTTCACTCCATAGGTAGGGTCATCAGGGGCGGGTGTCCAATCGGTGGCTTTGGATCCCTTTTCGAGCTTCATCTTTTCGTATCGGATCGAGTTTCCCGCTGTACTTCCGTTTATTCCTGCATAGATAATCAGTGTGTTTGTGTCGCCATCATTCGGGGACGTAAAAGTGATTTGTTGCTTGCTGTTCGAGATATTTAAGAGGTAGGTAGCGACGGCGTGATTGTTCGGAAAGTCATAGATCAACACAGCTACCTGTGTTGCCGTGCCGGATACTCGGACGATCTTTTCTACGCTGAACGTGTATTTTGTACCTTGCTCTAATGTGTATAGCTGCACATGATGATAATTATTTCCGCTTGCAGCGGTCAGTACACGCGATACGCTGTCCTTGATATAATTTCGGCTGCCGATTTTCAGGCTGTTTAATCCACTTGTTATATCCCCCTGCGTCGCCACCTGATTCCCCGTGATACTTAGGCTCTTGACGTTGAGCGATACATTGCCGTTTTCATCCACCTTGAGCGTGTCCGTCACGCCGTTATTCACCGTCAGTCCCTTCGCGTTGATGAGCCGCCCTTCGATTTCTCCGCTCACCTTCAGATTTTCGCCGATGATCAGATCACCCATGAGCAGCTTCGCATTCAGGCCATACATATAATTCTTCCCGTCTGGTGTAGTCACGCCGTCAGGCAGCAGGTTTTTGCCGAGCACCGTCTCCGTCGTCTGGAAATCGTCCGTTGAGAAGGCGATAGCGTTATTCGTGATCTTCAAAACCTCCGGATCAAATTCCCCGGTGGGGTTGAATTCCGCGTCCACTACCGCGCGTCGTCCGCTGATGCCGGAGGCGTCGATGACCATAACCTGGTTGTCCGCGTTGACGACCATATTGTGCGTCAGGTTGATCGATTCATCCTTAAGCTTTTGCAGCTCGCTGAGCTCATCGCGCTGCTGCTTGAAGTCAAAGGTGTTGCGCAGGTATTCCACCGTGCTCGCCGTTTTGGCTACGGAGCCGCCGACGAGATCGTTGAAGAGCGCGCTGGGGTCGCTGAGCTTATAGCGGTTGCCGAAGGTGAGCGAGAGCTCTTTCCCGTCGTAATCCACCGCCATTTCGAGCAGCAGGAGGCTTGCAATATCATCTTCAGCCAGCCGGATATCGATCAGGCAGCCGGAATTGAGCTGATTGGTCAGATGGGCGAACTCCTTCTGGAAAATGAAGCTGCCCGTCTCTACAGAATATTCATAGCGCGGGGTGGAGATGGTGTTCAGCAGGCTTTGCGCCTTTTTGTAGAGCTCCAGCGCCTGTGCCTGTACTTCCTCATAGCTCATATTGTCCTGCCGGGTGATGTTTTCCTCTGTGTACGCCCCCTGCTGGATGAAGCGGGAGAGCACCTCCATCTCGGCCGGCGTAAAGACCGCGTTCAGGGCAATCTGATCCTGTAGCGCTTTGAGCCCGGCATTCGCCGCCTTGAGCTCCGCCTCAATTGAGGCAAGCGCGCTTTCGGCGCTACTCAGCGCGGATTTCGCCGCGTTGATTTTTGTGCGGACCGAGGCAAGGTTCGCATTCTTCTGGGCCTGCTCCGCAGGCTCGCTGATGATGGCGGACTGCTGAGTCTGTAGGTTGGTGAGATCCTGCTTCAGGCGGGTGATTTCCCCTTCCTTGTCGGCCTTGCGCGATTGAATTGCATTGATCTGCGCGCGTTTCTGCGGGAAAACGCCGGTCTCTTCCTCTGCGAAGGCGGCAACGTCGGCCTGCCATTTCTGCACCTTGGCAATCAGCGCATCGTCCATCCAGTCGGGTGTTGCATAATAGCTGAAATTGTAGATCATATTCGTCCCCAGCGGATTAACGCTGAGGATATCGAGCCCGTTGCCGCCCTTGACGGTCAGAGCGGTTTTGATCTCGTCAGATTTGGTGCGCAGGGTGAGGCCCTTGAGTACGTCCTCTGTGGAGAGGCAGATGTCCGTGCGGTTGTCATACTGGTAGCGGTCGTAAACCCGGATGACGCGCTCCAAAATGTCGAATTCAAACAGGCATTCGTACGCTTCCTCCATCTCGGTCATGAAGAAGGAATATACGGTCTGGTCGGTTGTGTCGAAGGTGCGAAAGCGCGCGGCGACATCGCTGGGAATGCTGCCGGTATCCAGCCGCCAGGAGGGAAGCTTCTCCATGATAAGCGTCATCAGGGAGTCTGTTTTCTCCTGGGGCGCGGAGCTGTAAAATCCGTAAGTTCCTTCATAATAATCCAGCTGAATGTGATTCAACTCATACTCACAGGAGGAGGCCTCCACGGTTTTGAAAGCGTCGTTCTCCTCCTCGGATTCGGAAACGTCTGTAATGACGAAATAGCCGATGTCCTCGAGCAGCAGATAGCGGAAGGGCTCCACCTGCTCATAGACAGGGCAGCGGCAGTCCTCTGTGCCGCGGCGGATGGTGAAGGAGAGGTCGGACAGATCGTTGAAGCGGATGTTCATCTTCCGGTCCGAAAGGTTGGAGAGAATGCCGAGCGCGCGGCCGTCCGGGTTGCAGAGCGTGATCTGCGGGATCTCAAAATTCCCGAAGGAATCAAATTGTGCAAGCAATTATATCAACCTCGCAATCCTGTATTGAAATGTGAGCTTCTGTACGTCCCCGGTCACGGCAAAGCGGTTGAGCCCCGGGAGCAGGCGGAAAAAGTTTTTATTAAACTGGTTGTAAAGCGGTTCGGTCGAGAGGGATGAGCGCACCTCAAGCGTCTCCGGCAGGAGCGTGATCGTGTGCGGCGTGGCGTTTACGCTCCGGAAGCGTGTTTCACGGTTTTGATCCGTGATATTCTGGAGCAGGATATCGCCGCCCCTCGTCCCGGTCTGGAGAAGGATTGTGGGATAGAGATAGCCTTTGTAAATCGAAGGATTCTGAAAGGCCATCTGCGTGCCGATGTCCGCCGCCTCATAGATGGTTTCCCCATCCTCCCATCCCCAGGGTGCATCGCATAGGACGGTCACCTTGAAGCCGACGGTGCCGTATTTGCCGCCCACGCCGCCTTCGATTTCCTCCACGGCATGGAAGACGCAGTTGAGATAAATGCCATCGTATTCGTCGGAGAGCGGTTCTAGCTTCCGAAACGCTTTTTCGTGGAAGAGCCAGGCGTAAATGTCGCCCACCTCCTCATCCGACAGCACGCGGTCGGATACGATTTCCGCTTCAAAGGTGAGCGGTTCTTCCCATTTATCCTGCTGCAGAAAATGGCGGTGTGAAATCTGATTATACTGCGTCGTATATTCCGGGCCGCCCGTCCTGCGCCGGTCGGGAGAGAGCTCGACCTGCGCAAAAAACAGCCCCCACATTGCCGAGGGCTGATGGTTATAATTGAAATAATTTCCGGAGAGATGCATAAAAAGCCTCCTTGCTGTGCAGGCCCCGGGCATTATGCACCGGGGCCTGTTTTGATCTCTGTTGTCTGAAGTCTAAAATTTGAAGTCTGCTATCCCAAATGCTTTGGATTGATCGTATGCCCGCTGCGCAGGTATTTTTTATTTGCCTGGGAAAACACCTTCTCCGCGATGCGGTTTTCCGCTTTTTCGAGCGCCTTGACCGTTTCCCTATCCGCATTGCCCTCCACAATCACCTTGGAATCGATCTGGATGCTGGGCGCGGCGCCTGTGGACATCCCGGTTCGAAAGGCAGAGGTGAGCTTCGCCATGCTCTGGGAGAGGAAGGCCGTGGGGTTGCCCGCGAGCGCCATAATCCGCTCGGTGAGCGTGCTGTTTAATACGCCGTCACCGCGCGAGAGATGTGTCAGCCGCCCCCGCACGGGATTGCGGATGATGAGCTCCGGCCCCGCCTCGTCGACGAGGGCGAGCTGGTCATAGGGGATAAAGCTGGAGCCTGTGCGGTAGCCCTTGACGTTCTTTTTATCCACCCAGGCGATGGTATTGCCGATTTTGGCGGTGGTGCCGATGGCGACCTTGCCGTTGGCGATGTTGGTGACGTAGAGCTTCTGATTCCAGCCCACGCCCGCGTTTTTGGCCATCGTGCTCCAGGAGCCGACGCGCTTGCCGGTGGAGGAAGCGTAGGCCGCCGCGTCCTTTACGGTCACGCTCACGCGCCCGCCCTTGACCGGGGCTTTGTTGGCGCTGGCGGAGGAAGAGCCGCCGGAGGCGGGCTTCTGCTGAACGGATGCGCTGGGCGTTTTGACCGGTACCTTGATATCGTCCGGATTCTCAGCGATTTTCAGGGCGTTTGCCTGCGAGCCGTATTGCTGGAGCGCTTCGGTGGCGGCCTTCCATGCGTCGGTAACGGTTTTATCGATGCCGTCGCCGTATTTCTTATTCCACTCCAGCAGCTCTGTATATACCGTATTGCTGCGGGTCATGATGTCCGCCATGGCAGCGTCGCGCACCGCGCCTTCGTTATCGAGGAATTCGTCGATCTTTTCAATCTTTGCGTTGTTCTGCTCTTCCAGCAGCGCATATTCCTCATCGAGCTTTTCCTTCTGCTTCTGGATGGACTGCTCGTTTTCGTATTCCTCGAGCTCCTCCTGCTTTTCGGCAAGCTCGGCGCGCAGCTCGGCCTGCTCGCGCTGGGAGGCGGCGCTCGTATCGGCGGAGAGCTCATTTAAGCGCGTTTCAATGTCCGCGATGGCCTTGCGCTTTTTGGCGGCGGTCTTCGCGTAATCGTCGGCCTCCTTCTGCTTGTCGAGGGCCTTCGACTGCGCATCGTAGAGCTTTTGGTAGCCGTCGAGCTCGTCTTCAAGCGCCTTCTTTTTGAGCTCCTGCTCTTTGCGGATATACTTCATGCGCATGTCGACGATGTTTTCAATCGCGTCGGCAGCGTCCTTGGCCTTGTCCGCCTCGGCCTTCTGGTAGGCCTCCGTCTCCTGATGGATTTGCTTTTCCAGATTGCGCAGGTCTTCCTTTTTCTTCGCCAGGTGGTTATAGGCGTAGGTCAGGTCGGCGATCTTTTGGGCCTGGTTGTCATCGTACTTGCCCATGGCCTCCTTGTAGGAGATTTCGTCAAGATAATCGTCGAGCTTCTTTTTGTTATAGGCTTCCTCAGCGGCATAGATTTTTTCCTGCAGGCTGCGGCGGTCTTTTTCATCCTTGGCGTATTTATTGTAGACGTTTCTTAAATCCTTGATCTTTTGCAGCTCATTGTCTTCATATTCGCCCATGGCCTCCTTGTGGGAGATTTCTTCCAGAGCGTTGGAGAGCTGCTTTTGTTCATAAGCTTGTCTGGCGGCATAGATTTTTTCCTCAAGCTGCCAGCGCTCGGATTCCTTTTTCGTCAGCTTGGATTTGGCGTTTTCAAGGGCCTTGATGTAACCGAGCTCATTGTCCTCATATTTGCCGAGGGCTTTGAGGTGCTCGATGCGCTTGAGCTCATTGTCGAGCGCGTCATTTTTATAAACGGTCGAGCCGGAAGAGGAGGATTTCGACTGGCTCTTTCTGGATGCGGCGGCTGCGCGTTTTTCGTAATCCTGCTTCAGCTTCAGATTTTTCTTGGCGTTTTCAATTTCCTTTTGCAGCCTTGCGCTTTGTGCATAGCTGGCGGCCAGATCGTCGTCGAGGAAGCTGGCAAGGTATTGGTCATAGCTTTCATAACCCTTGCTATTGCTGCCGCGGCGGAATTCATGCTCCGTCATGACGAACTTGTCCGTCTTTGCGGCTACGGTCGAGTAGTCAAGACTCCCCATGATGCCGGCTTCCTGCTGCATGAGGTTGATGCGGTTCTGTGTTTCCGCAAGGGCGGCTTCGCTCATTTTGATCTGCGCCTGGATATACCCCGTGCTGAATTGGTTCGTTACGCCGCTGAGCAGGCTCATCGCGCCCTCTTCTACCTTGAAGCCGTCGGCTGTTGCTGTGATGTATTGCTGCAGCTCTGGGTATTTGGCGCAAAGGTCGTTTACCTCATTGGCATTCAGAGCGCGTTGGGAGTTGACCGCGCCCTCGATATCCGCGATTTTCTGATTGGCGTCTGCGAGCGAAGAGGTTGCGTTGCGCAGGTTTTCCGCTGCCGCCCTGGCCTGTTCGCCGGTCTGCGCCATGGTTGTTAGCTGTGTTGCCGTCGCCTGCGCGGAGCCGGAAACAGAATTGAGCTGGTTGGCAAGGTCGTCGCCCGCAATCTGGGCAAGGTTTTCCGCCGTCAGTTCTCCGCTGGCCGCCATATCGAGCAGCTTATCCTTTGCATTGCTGTCGCCGAGCTTGCCGTTGAACATGTCGGCGCGCGTTTCCACGTCTCCCAGCGCATAGGCGATCTGATTGACCTTTTCGCGGGCCTCGTCGCCAACCGCGCCGTTGGAGCTTTCTGCTACCTTCTGGTAGTCCTCGGAGATATTCAGCAGGTTTTCTCGGACTGTTTGGAACGCTTCGGACTGCCGGTCCAGCCCGTCGGTGGATAGGCTGTCGGTCCAATACTCTGCATATTCCTTGGCGGACATGCTCATGTCCTTCATCATGTCCATCTGCTGCTGGGCGGCGTCCGGGTCGAACATCATCATGTTAGAGGCGGATTGCATCGCCTGCCCCTGCGCCATGCTAGCGCCGATCTTTTCCCACCAGGGCATCTTGCCGCCCTCCTTGGAATAGGAGGAATCGAGCCCTTGGGACTCCATGTTTTTCATGAGCTTTCCGCCGCTCTCGGCCTGCTCTGCTTTGAGGGCCTCGCCCTTTTCCTTCAGCAGGGCGACCTGTGCGGTGAGCTCTTCTTTCTGGCGCTCAAGCTCAGCGGTTTCCTCCTTGTCCGCAAGGGAGGGGTTTTGGATGCTGTTGAGGGCGTTGAGCCGCTCTTCCACCTGCACGAGGCTGGAGCTTGCGCTGTTGAGCTCGGTTTCATTTTCCGCATAGGCTTGGTTTGCGTTGTCAACGGCCTCCACGGCGCGCTCGTGCGCGTGGGCGAGATAGTCAAGGCCCGTGATGAGGCCGTTGACGGCGAGGGTCACGCCCATGCTGATCGCGCCGGAGAGGGCGGCGGAGGCGACGGACTGGGCGATCATGGAGCCGGTGGAGACCTTCGTCGCCATGCTGGCGGCGGTTTGGGCGTTGGCGAATTTGTTGATGTCGACGGGCAGGCCGTTGCTCTGCCGGGCGAAGTCTTGCGCGGCTTTGGAGGCATTGGAAAGGGTTTGATTATAGGTTTTTGCGGGAGAAACGCCAGCTTGGAGCATTTTGTTATAGGATTCTAGAGCGATTTTATCCCTTTCCAGATTATTGCTGAGTTCCGGCGCTGCAATGACAGAGCCGGGCGCTGTGCTGGAATCAAGCCCTTTTGCTTTGAGAAGGCTACTTCCGGCGGCCATGAGGGATTGTTTGGCGACGTCTGTCACGCCGCCTAAAATGTTGAGTTTCTTTCTGTTACTTTCGTGACCATGATGAGTGGTAATGTTTTGACAGTAGATAATCTGTTTGGTATAATATTCCTAATTTCAGGTGAGAGGTTGAAAACAGGGTGAGAGATAATATCATACCAAGTGAGAGGAAGGCAAAATTAAAATGAATCAAGAGTACTTTTGTCCGGTATGTGGTTACGTTACGCACGACAGTGTGTTAACCGGTCCATCATTGGGAAAAAAATGTATGTTTTGTGGTGCTAGCCTACAAGGAACAGGCAAAGATCATGATTATTTCTTTGATCAAGCATTAAATAATATGAATGAAGATGGAGATTTCCTTAGGCAAGTTGATGAAGTTGTTCGAGATGAATTTTATTATAACAATCCTCTCTTCGACAAAGAAAAATATGAGGCCCGAGAACAAGCAGACCGTGAGCGCATCGAGCGCAACAAAGCCGGGCTGAATCCGCTCGACAACCTCCCGAAATGCCCGACCTGCGGCAGCACGAACCTCTCCCGCCTGAGCGGCGTCGGCATGATTACTATGTTCGGCGGCTTCGGCGTGACGGACGGCAACGCGGGCAAGACCTTTAAGTGTAATAACTGCGGCTATCGGTGGTAGGATTTATAATTTATACATATAGTAATACAGGACTGCGAATCATAACGAACATCTTTATCCACCCCTTTCTTAGGCCTCGGCGGAATTCGCCGGGGCCTTTTTGGATGTTTTTTCAATTATGCGCTGAAATTCAACACATTTTCTTCATTTACCCGCTTTAGTAAAGGGAAATGTCTTTTAATTAAGATATGGATAAATATGGTTATTAAACAAACAGGGAAATGCATATTTTTTACTGAGATTCTGCATATCATATATTTCCTAATATAATCTATAAAAATAAAATATTGGACATTAAAGTCCCAAAATATTGAATACAAAATAAGAGGTTTTTCGATTTATCATTCCTTATATTTTTTTGTCCGGATTAGAAAAAATGCGTCAAATTTCATTGTAAATAGGATTATTTTTATCGTAATTTATATGCGATTATTATGCATATTATATGCTATATAAGAAATTATTTTTTGTGAATTTTCAAGTCAAGGATATCTTTCTATAGTTTAATATAAGAAATAATTAATGATGTGTCATATGTGTGATTTCTAAAAAACAAGAACTATTAGAGCTTGATTTTTTCAAAAAAGGTAATTTTTATACACGATTTCAACAAAAAAATGCAGACTTAATTGTACGTACTTACAGAACTTGGAATTGATGATGGAAATATGTTGAAATCTGACACAGAAATGGTTTATTATTGGACTCGTGGCCCATGAAATTAAGAAGGGAGAACAGGAAACATGAAAACGGTAAATTATCGCGTTGTTCGGATGGTTGTATGCTATGAGGATATTGAGGAAGAGGTAATGTTTGGAATCGAAGCTGTCTGCCCGGAGGAGGATAAGGTGCTGGACCGTATCTGCAGGATTTCCGAAAATGAAGCGGAGGTTCGCCAGCTTTCTGAAAAGATGAATCAGAATGAGCTGTCACTGCGGCACTTCCGCTGTGTGGTAGATGATTTTCGGCGGTAAAGCGGTCAATGGATGCTTTTGGGCGGACGGTCTCTTCTCTCACATAGAGACTATCCGCCAAGCTCATCATGGCGGACAGGTCTTTCGGCCTGCCTCTCGCATTTCGTTTGGTTATGGTGCGAGTACGGACTGGATCTTCACCCTCCCAACTGGCCACAGGGGAGGGGAGCAGCGAAGGCCTCAATGTTGCCACTGCGGCCATTACAGTCTCTACGGATTCCGGGGGCGTTGCCGCCGCCGGCCTTTCCTCGGTCTGAACCACTGCTGGCCTTTGACCGATATAGCTGCTTTCTTTGCCGCATATTGCTATGCGGCACAGGCAAACGCTTTGTTACCTGCATTGCCGCTGCCGGAGACACCAGCGGCGAGCTTCCCGCCCAGGGAGGAAAGACCCTGTACGCCGGACAGGCCGTCGAGGCTCTCCCGCAGCCGGTCGAGCTGCGATTGGAAGCGCTGCGCTTGGGCCGTGTTTTTCTGCATCCAGACCGCAAGCTGGTCGGTCAAAACGATTTTCTCCGTATCCAGAGAGACGGAAAGCGAGAGTGCATTTCCGGCAAGCAGGCTTTGAACCCGCTGCATGGCGCTGAGCGCCTGTTCCCGGATCGACACCGGGTCGATCACGGCCTGAATTTTTAGCTTGCCGCGCCGTGCCACTTCGTCAGAGAGCCTGGGGAGCTGTTTTGCGATGGTATCGGCGCTTTTGGAAAGATCGGCCTGCAGGACGATCTTTGCCATATCGTTACTCAATCAGGATCACATCCTTTTTTAAAATCGGCCGGTTTTTACTCATTGTAGATTTTCCTCGGCCCGCTCCTCCTGAAGGACAGTGTGAATGGGTTGGACGGAGCGGTCCAAAACGGCGGCAACGAGCTTTTTCTCATCGAGTGTTTCAAGCTGGGAAAGCTTCTGTGCGAAGGCATGCACATCAATGCCATCAAACGCGCCCTCCCACTGATCCAGCAGACGGGTTGCGCTTTCAAACAGCTCGTCGAGCTTTGTCTTTCCCGCTGCTTGCTGCCTGCGGAATTCGAGCTTTTCGAGCACCATGCATTCCAGCCGGTCAAAGAGCTTCCAGAGCCGCCGCTCGTCTTCGTCTTTCGAGTTATACATGGCGCGGATGCGGGTGAGCAGGTCCATGGAATCCATCATCTCATGCAATTTCGCCAGATCGAGCAGCTTTCGCCCGGTTTCCGGGTCGCGCAGCTCCGGCAGGGGAACATTGCTCAAAAATTGCAGGATTGCGCCGAACATCATCAACTCCTGATATTCAGGAATATAGTCGCCGTCCGGGGTGAAGGAGCCCAGTGTGACGCGGTCGATAAATGCAGAGGTATCGGTAAGATTCAGCGTGGTTTTGAGCAGAACCGGAATTTCATCCTCACCGCAGCGGTAGGAAATGCTGACAGTTCCGGCGGGACGCAGCGCAGATAGCTTTTTCATCTGCGCATGGGTCAATTTTTTTCGCATGGTCATCGTCTCCTTTACGATTGGTTTTATGTTGAGAAGAGAAAGATAGTAGGGAAGAAAGAGCACGGGACGCGTTGTAAAAATAAAAGCGCCCTTTTCACGGCCGGCAGATTAGGCCTCCGGCCGTGAAAAGAGGGCTTTTGGAAAGTGATGAAATGGGGGTGGGTTCATTGACTCCAAGGTGTATTGTGGTATAATTTATATAAATTTATCAGTCTGGATGTATTTGGAATAGATTGATGGCAAATAGGAATTTCGGAGGTTTTAGAAGATGACTATGATGAAGCGAATTGCCAGCGGTGCATTGTGCTGCCTGCTCCTATGCCTCAGTTTTGCCGGATGCTCGAAAAAGGCGCTGGGCGACAGTCCTGTCCCATTAGAGAAAGTAACGCAGAACAGCCGGGAAAATCGGGCTACCTTTGAGTTTGGCTTACCGGCAGGTTGGGTTTCCTATCCGATCTATGACGATACAGTGGGAGCAGTTGAGGAGAAAAATATTGAGAAATTTAATGATCCGGATTTTGAGGATTATTCCCTTCGGCTGGAAATTAGAAATTATCAAAATGGAAATACTTTTTTCATGGAGGGATACGATCAGGCAATCGAGGCTTTATTCAACGGCGAGACGGATCAATATATCAACTATATAAAACAGTCCAACGCTGAACTAGCGTCAGGCCTTGGAGAATCGGAGGTTCCTTCCACCGATTATCAATTTCAGTATTATCGCGGTACTTATGGAACCATTGTGGAAGTACGCCATTCCGAAACGTATCAGGGCGAAGTGATCCAGAGCATCGTCTGCTACCGGGAAGATATTCCGTATATGGTTACTGGCGCTTTTAAGGATTCGAACGAGCTTTCCTCCGGTGATATCGTGCCGTGGGTTGCGGATTCTCTGAAGGTGACGGAGCATTTTCAGACGCAGAGTGATACATCGCAGGAGCAGTGAATGAAATTTTTAATACTGTAATAAGGGGGGAGGGGACGAAATATGTCGATGTTGAAACGAATTGTGAGCGGTGCATTGTGCTGCCTGCTCTTATGCCTGAGTTTTGCCGGATGCTCGAAAAAGGCGCTGGGGGATAGCCCCGTACCGCTGGAAACAGTGACGCAGAACGACCAAGGAAATCGTGTTACATTTGAGTTTGGCTTACCGGCAGGTTGGGTATCAGGCTCGCCGTACGATTATGCGATTGAGGCAGTTAATATAAAAAAATATGCCGGGGAGGAGGAACCTGCTCTCCGCTTGGGCATTTCCAACTATCGTCGTGTAGGTTGGTCTTTTTCCGAAGAGGACGAAAAACGGATGGACGATTTATTTCAAGGAAAAACAGAAGCGTATGAACAGCATATCAACAAGTTAATGGAAAAAACGAATACGAAAGTAGATCATTTTCAATTTCAATATTACAAGGGTACTTATGGTACAATCGCTGAGGTGCAGTATACCTATACCTATCAAGGGGAGCCCTTCCATGAAATTCGTTGCTACCGGGAGGATATCCCGTATATGGTCGCTGGTGCTTTCAAGGATACAAATGAGCTTTCCTCCGGCGATATCGTGCCGTGGGTTGCGGATTCCCTGAAGGTGACGGAGCATTTTCAGACGCAGAGTGATACATCGCAGGAGCAGTGAATGAAATTTTTAATACTGTAATAAGGGGGGAGGGGACGAAATATGTCGATGTTGAAACGAATTGTGAGCGGTGCATTGTGTTGCCTGCTCTTATGCCTGAGTTTTGCCGGATGCTCGAAAAAGGCGCTGGGGGATAGCCCCGTACCGCTGGAAACAGTGACGCAGAACAGCCGAAATGATCTGATTACGTTTGAATTTAGCCTGCCCTCGGGTTGGATAACAGATTCTCAGGATTACTATGCCGTTGCCGCGGGCAATATAAAAGAATATGTTGGGGAGGATGACCCTTCCCTCCGTTTGGTAATATCCAACTATCGTCATACTGGCTGGCTCTTTTCCGAAGAAGATGAGAAGAGAATTGACGATTTATTTCAGGGGAAAACAGAAGCGTATGAGCAGCATATAAATTCATTACAGGAATTTACCCATATGAAGGCAGAGAATTTTCAATATCAATATTACAGAGGTACTTATGGAACTATCGCGGAAGTGCAGTATTCCTATACCTATCAAAATAAAACCTTTCATGAGATTTTGTGCTATCGGGAGGATATCCCTTATGTGATTACCGGCGCTTCCAAAGATTCCAATGAGCTTTCCTCCGGCGACATCGTGCCGTGGGTTGCGGATTCTCTGAAGGTGACGGAGCATTTTCAGACGCAGAGTGATACATCGCAAGAGAAATAAAGCGTGCAGGAGCAGGCTCCGGTTGATCGGAACCTGCTCCTTTTTTGCGCAAATAATGAGGTGTTTTACTGTGCCAGAATCGTAAACAACTGCGCCTTGTCCTCCGGAAGCTTGCTGATGGGACTGAGGAAGGGGAGGATATCCAGACGAGACTATGGTTCCGGGGCGGACAGCCGCCCCGGAACGCTTGGAGGAGAAAGGAAAAATGAAGAAAAGTAAGAAGATGTCGAGTTGAAAATTAACCCTCGATGAGCTGCATATCGAGGAAATCGTTGCCGTCCACCGCGAAGAGGTCGAAGGTCATGGACAGCGTGCTCGGATCGCCGGTGTTGCTCAGCGCCAGGCTAAACGCTGCCTGTGGCACGGCCTTGTGGATGACAAGCTTCATCGGCAGCAGCTCGTCGGCCTCCGTCTTGTAGAGCGTTTCGCCATAAGCGGTATAGGCCTTCGGGAAGGCATCGCTCTTGAATTTGACGATCTGGACGCCCTGCTCCTTGTTGGCCATGTAGTAGACGATATATTCGTCTCCGTTTGTGCCGCCCTCAATGGTAGCGGTCTTCTCCGAAACCGTTGCGGAGACGGCGGCGCCGCAGTCGTCGTCCGCCTTGAATACTGTTACGGAATCGTTTACAGGCGTCTCGGAGAGCGTCAGCTTGCCTGCCGCCAGCGCCAGGCGCTCGCGTGTGAAGACCTTGCCGCTCGTGAGGATATCCGTGCCCGCAAGCATGGCGAAGAGCTTCATGGGCGTGATCTGGGTGTCGACCTTCATCGTGCAGGTGCGCTCGCCGTCAAAGGGAACGCGGGGCGCTGCACCACGGCCGCCCTTGGCCAACACGCGGGTTGCCGCCATTTCTGTTGTGGTGACGTTGGCGAAATCGACGTTGAGCCAGGGCTTCTTTGTTTTGAAATCAACCAGGGTAAAGTCCGCGACCTCGCGGTTGGACATGTTCGGGTTTACATGGGTGCTCATGTTGTGTTACCTCCATAAATTTCATATTTATCCTAAACGGCTGAAAGAGCCGTGATAGGTGGCTAAATTTTTACAGCTTTTTGTACCAATCGTTGGGGTCGAATTCGCCGCCCCAGCCTGCATAGTTCATCGCATGGATCTGGACCTGATTGAGATAGCTCTGCCTTAAAAACTGGTCATAGAGCTGATAGACCGTCAGGTCCCAGACATTTATCATATTGATGCTGTTGTGCTGGACGCACAGGGCGGAGATCAGGTTTGGAAGGCTCGTATCCGCCTGCTTTTCCCGCTGCGCCTTTGGCGCCTTTTCTTTAGCGCGCTGAAGCTTCTCATAGATCTCCCGCGCTTTTTCGTTGTGAAACTGTTTGCCGGATGGCGGGGCGCTGTCTACATGATTTCGCTGCAGGATACAGCAGCAGACATCCTCGTAGTTGGAGGCTTCGATGGTGCCAACCGGCGCTCCCGCATCCATGCAGAGAAATATCCCGTGCTGCTCGGAGAAAACTACCTCTTCTGTCATAAAAAAAGAAAAGGCGGCGGACAAAAGCGCGCACAGCTCCGGGTTCGCGGTTATCAACACAAAGGGGGAATCCCCGGCGGTAAGGGGCAGGCCGGAAGAATTGGCAAGCTGATCCCGCCGAAGCGACAGCAGGGAAAGATAAGCGTTGTAGGTGTCATAGCCGATGGATGCAATCTGCCGCAGGGTAGGAGCGCATATATGGCCGGCGCGGGCGAGCGGAAACGGCTCAGGGCTTAACAGGTCGAGCTCATGAAGCCGCGTCATTTTCCGCCCCTCCCACGGCTGAAATCGGAGGCGGAATATTGCAGAACATAGCCGTAATATTCCGGCGTTGGCTCATAGAGCTGCATGCCCTCCCACTGCAAACGGCCGATGCCGAAATCCGTGCTGCCGCTTAAGAGACGGTCTGTTTCCGCTGCCAGCCTGTCCGCGCGCGTCTCATAGGCATCGCCGGAAAAGAGACCCTTATGGCAGCAGATCCAGACGAAGATCTGGCTCGTGCGGATGCTCGCTGTCCCGCTTTTTGCCGTTACAACATCGACACTGATACAGCAGTCGGGTTCCTGTGTAGGGAACTGGATAAAACGGTATGGGAAGATATGTTGTCTCGCCGATTCTGGAGCGGCGGGTTCGCCGTCCTTTGTCAGGGCCTCTACAACGGCGGGGGAGGAAAGCAGCCGGTCGATGATTTTTTGTTTATATTGGGTGCGTTGAGTGAGAATCAAAGAGTATTCACCGCCTTTTATTAAGAATGAAGAAAGCGATTTGGAGAAGGAAGCGTGATTTGCGCTCTTCCTCCTACCACAATAGAATTTGTATCAAAATAAGATCAGGCCCCGGAAAGCCCTGCAGTTGTGCGGGTTCCGGGGCCTGTTCCGATGCGCTCTGAATCAAAAACCGGCGGCGCTGTGATAGCGGGCGAGCGTCTTTTTCAGATTCATCTCCGCCCGGCAGCCCGGACAGTATTTTTGATTGTTGGTTTTGGGGCGCAGGAGCTTGCCGCAGCAGGCGCAGTGGATCAACCGTTCCCCCTGCAGGGAGAGATAATATAGGCCGGGCTCTCGAAAATCGTCCAGCTTGCAGGCGGGCTCCGAATCCGGGCGGAGGAATAAAACGCGGATGTGCAGATTATCCACACTCCGGCTGAATTCGATCAGCTCCTTTTCGCGCAGTCTGTGCAGCATGGAAGCCTGCTTTTCCTTTCCAGCCTGCACATGGGCCATGCGGAAGAGGACGCTCCATTTTTGCGTGACCCAGCCCCCATTCGCCGGATTAAAAAGCAAGGCGTATTTGGCCAGGCAAAGGAGCGTAAAGCTCAGCCGTTCGAGCGGACTGCTCCCGAGCGCTTTGATCGTGGAAAGCTCCGACTGGGTAACGGTGACCGTATCGGCCTGCAAAAGGGGGCGGGCGTCCGCGCGCGCGGAAAGGCGGCTGATCAGCCCATCCCACTCAACGGCGTTGTAATCCGCATAATATTCCTGCATAAACTGATGAAGCGTACCTTCGATCTGCGGCTTTTCATAGCCCTCGTGACAGAGGTATTTAGCGATGCATCCCAGCGTCTGCGCCGGCTTTTTGCCGATGCTTCCGGTGGCGATTGCCCTCTGCGCAAACGTGCGTTCATTGAGGATTATTTCCATTGTCCATCATCCTTTCCATTTCTGCTTGCAAGCTCCTGTTTCTTGAGGGAAAATCGCTGCCCGTGATAATAGAGATCGCCCGTTTCATCCGGGACGGGATAGCGGATTACGCCGCCGTTTTTCTCCAGCAAGTTTTGAAAGATGGTATGTCCACACAGATCCCAGACGAATTGTTTCGACCGGCTATCCTGATAGCACAGATCGATGAGAATGTCGCACAGCTCTTTTTCGTTCGGGCAGGCTGCGGCGCTTTCCCGCCGGAACTGATCGAGCAGCATCTCCCGTGCATTAGCGGCGTCCTCCTCCCGCAGATAGGCGCGGGCGGACCGGCTTTTGAAAAGCTGGACCTCCCGTGTGTACGTTTCGTAGAGCTTTGCCACAGTCTTTCTGCGGCTTGGGCTGCAAAATACGCCGCTTTTGAGCAAATTGGGATCGAAGGCGTTTCCCTTCGGCCTGCGCTTGAGCAGGCCGTCGAATTCCGCCTCCATCCGCCAGCACAGCCGGTTGAGCAGACAGGGCGCGGTCCCCAGGGGCATGCGGCGCTCATATTCTACTAAAAAGGCTGCTTCCTCCGGCGTGCGCGTCTGCTTTTTGCTTAGCGCAGGCAGCGACAGACCAAATTCCATCAGGCTCTTCGTATTTGCATTGCCAACATAGGTGCGGTACCGCTTGCGTTCCTGTGGATAGAGATAGGACATGAAATACGGCTTTTTATCCGCGAGCAGCAGCTGCTGCATTTCCTTGCGCCGCACCTGCTCCGGCGTATCGGTCTCGGAAATTCGGAGGGCGGAGGGGCTGTACCATTCCTTTGGCATTGGCTTTGCCAGGATGCCCTTTGCCTTATCGATGGCGTTTTGCTGGAACAACTGGCCGCATTTGATGCGGTAATCGAGGATTTTATAAGCCGCGCTACCGGGGGCAAAGCGCGCCTGTACCTCAAACATCGATGTGATGCGGTTGGTGATCGCGCCGATCTCATCGCCGAAGCTGTTGATATTCGATTGGATCAGGTCGTCCGGGGTGACCAGCTTTTTCTCTGCCCGCCGCTGGACACAGAGAATCGCGGGTTCCTCGCGCGTGTTTCCCACGAGGATCGGATTGTCGGTCAGAAGGCAGCTATCTGAATCCTTGTCGAGCCCGTTTAACGCGTGTGCCGCGGTATCCCATGCATTAAAAATGGTTACGGTCGTCAGATAGCGGTACCATTCCTGCATTTCCGGCGTATCCCGCAGGCGCAGCAGGCGGATATTGTTGTGGCAGGTCATGGGCGCACGGAAACAGGCGACGCGCTTCGCTTTTTCGTCGTTCCAGTAGCGGTTGTAGGCCTCTCCGGCCCGTAGCAGCCCGGTAACCGGAAGCCCGAACAGACTTTGGCACAACGCATACGGGTCGCCGCTGACGATGGAAAAATTACCGTGGATCCGGATAACCCCTACCTTTGCCGCTTCAATCCGTTTCTCAATCATTTGGCGGATTTTCGTGCGCACGAAGGGATCGTCGATGAGCCGTGCGTCCGCCATTAGGGCGTTGGCAAAGTTCATCCCGCCGCGCAGGACGTTTCTTTCATTCAGATCGGCGCCCTTCAGAAAGAGAATACTTTTGCGCCAATCCCCGCCGAGCACATCGGCGATCTCCTCTATAGTGGGCTGGATGAGTGCTTCAAGCTGTTCGTCCGTGAGGCGATAGCTTTGTAGAAACTGATAATTTAGGTTCCGTTCGCTTTCGAGCTTCTGCGGGCATGATTTTGTCACGCTGAAGGAATAGTGATGTTTGCGGCAGTTGTCCAGATAGTCCGCACAGCTTTTGTAGCAGTTCCAGAGCTTGAGCATGGAGGTCGTGAGGATGATGTCGGCCTCGCGGATGTCCCGCATGTCGCCCCATGCGTCCCGGACCCAGTAGTCCCCTGCAACCTGCTGTGCAAAGGCGTGAAAGTCAAAGCAGAAGAGCATTCCCTTGCACCATGCGTTGCGAATGCAAAAGCCGCTCAAAATCCCAGCTCCCCCGAGCTCTGTATTCCATTGCCTGCTGAGAGCGGGAGAGATCAGCCCATAGCCATCACTATCGATCAGCTCAACGCAGGCACTGCGTTCTAACTGCAGAATAGGCTCGCCCGGGGGCTGATCGTCGATCCGGATGACATCGGAACAAAAGCGGGTTTTACAGTCGTTTACCACCAGCACGCCACGCGGATTGGAGACCGGCGTGCTTCCGCTGCATGCGAGCGCGCGGTAGGCCTCCAGCTTCGCCGGAACGAGCGGGACGGATCGGTCGCGCCCGTTGTCGAGCCGTTCGAGCAGCGCGGGGAAGAGGGATTGATTGACATAGACGATCGTGGAGGTTTTGACGCCGCCGTTCGTGCCGAGCAGGCGGACAAAGGGGATGCCATTGACAGTAAACCCTTTGTTTGCCCGGCGGTAGTCGGAAACGGAATCCATGACGAGGCACAGGTAATCCGGCTGAAACTGGAGCCTGTCAAGCTGATCATAGGCCGCTTTGATCTCTCGGCGGACGGCCGGGGAGGAGGGCGCCTGACGGAGCGTGTGTAGTTTTGTGCGTAGTGCCCTGATTTTGTCCGCTCGGTTTTCCACGCCATTGAGTTCATCAATGAAGCGTAGCAGGGTACTGCCGGAGAGGGCAACGAGCTCCCCGTTGCGGCGCGCTTCTTCAAGCGTCAGGGAGAGCGACCAGTCCGCCTTTTTGAGGCGCTGTGTGTGCAGTTTAAAAACAAGGTGCTGCCAATTCTTTACACGTGCGATTGTGACCACCCTTTCTCTAGCTAAAGGAATTTTTGGATCAATCGAGAAAGCCTGTTTCCCATCCGTTTTCTCCGGCGCGCCCTTCGCTCCGGAGGATATAATCGTAAAGATGCATGGCGCTGACCTGCGGTGAATCATCCTGCAGGATCAGATCCGCATGCGATTCCCAGCCTCGAAAGGCGTAAAGATCGCATACGATATGACGCAGGGCAATGGGAAAGGGAATGCCCGCGTCCCGCAGTCTTTTTTCCCGGTCGTAGGCCGGCTTTTGCAGGTAGATGATCCGGTAAGGATGCAGCTGCCGGGGCGGAAAACAGCGTAGAGAAGCGAGCGCAGTCGGATTCATGCGCCAGATTTCCGGCGGCTCCTCACCAGTGGGGGAATAACAGCCGGAGTAAATGGAGGGGCTTGCATGCATCCGGTATCCGTCCCGCAGCAGGCAGAGTGTTTCATGAACGCCGCTGCCCGCCTGGCCGGAGACAAAATAGAGAAACTGCAT